ATTTCTTATAATACTGTTAAAGAGGTAAAACTTACGGAGAAAATAAATGGCAGAAATAGACAAAGCGCTTCCAAACGAGCCAAGAAAAGAATTTGAGGTTCCAGGTGAAGAACAAATTAAAGAACAAGTAGTAGAAGAATCTCAAGAACAAGCTGAACTACCAGATGATGTAGAGATCCAAGAAAACGAAGATGGATCTGTTGATATTAATTTAGATCCCGCAGCTGCAACTCCTGAAGGCGGTGATGAGCATTATGCAAACTTAGCAGAATTTTTACCTGATGATGTTTTAGGTTCATTAGCATCAGACTTAAATCAAAAATATATGGACTACTCATCTTCAAGAAAAGATTGGCAAAGAACATATACACAAGGTTTAGATTTATTAGGTTTTAAATACGACAATAGAACAGAGCCATTTCAAGGTGCATCTGGTGCAACTCATCCAGTTTTAGCTGAAGCAGTTACACAGTTTCAAGCACTCGCTTATAAAGAATTATTACCAGCAGATGGACCGGTTAGAACACAAATACTTGGAATGCCTACTCCAGAAAAAACACAACAAGCTGAACGTGTTAAAGATTTTATGAATTATGAGTTAATGGAAAAAATGAAAGAGTATGAACCTGAGTTCGATCAAATGCTTTTCAATTTACCATTAGCAGGTTCTGCTTTTAAAAAAGTCTACTATGACGATATGGAACAAAGAGCCGTAAGTAAATTTGTTCCTGCAGATGATTTAATTGTTCCGTACACAGCTACCTCATTAGATGATGCGGAAGCAATTATTCATCGTGTAAAAGTTTCAGAAAACGATTTAAGAAAACAACAAGTCGCAGGCTTTTATAGAGACGTAGATATTGGAAAACCTCAAGACAGAGAAACCGATGTTGAGAAAAAAGAAAGAGAACTTGAAGGAGTTTCAAAAACAAAAGATGAAGATGTTTATACTTTATTAGAGTGTCATGTGGATTTAGATATTGAAGGATTTGAACATGTAGACCCACAGACTGGTGAGCCGTCAGGAATTAAGATTCCATATATTGTAACTTTAGAAGAAGGATCTAGAGAGATATTATCTATTAGAAGAAATTATGAAGTTGGAGATGCAAAAAGAAGTAAGATACAATACTTTGTTCATTTCAAATTTTTACCTGGTTTAGGTTTTTATGGTTTTGGTTTAATTCATATGATCGGTGGATTATCACGTACAGCAACAGCTGCATTAAGACAATTACTCGATGCAGGAACTTTATCTAATTTACCAGCAGGATTTAAAATGCGTGGTATTAGAATTAGAGATGATGCACAATCTATTCAACCAGGTGAGTTTAGAGATGTAGATGCACCAGGTGGAAATTTAAGAGATTCATTTATGATGCTTCCGTTTAAAGAACCTTCTCAGACTTTATTGTCTTTGATGGGTGTCGTGGTTCAAGCAGGTCAAAGATTTGCATCCATTGCAGATTTACAAGTTGGTGATGGCAATCAACAAGCTGCAGTTGGAACAACAGTTGCATTATTAGAACGTGGTTCAAGAACCATGTCAGCAATACATAAAAGAATTTACTCAGCTTTAAAAAATGAATTTAGAATTTTAGCTAGAGTATTCAAGTTATATCTACCACAAGAGTATCCGTATGATGTAGTTGGGGGCCAAAGAATGATTAAACAATCAGACTTTGATGATAGAGTAGATATATTGCCAGTTGCTGACCCCAACATATTTTCTCAAACACAGCGTATTTCCATTGCGCAAACGGAATTGCAACTGGCACAATCTAATCCACAGATGCACAATTTATATGCTGCATATAGAAATATGTATGAAGCGTTAGGTGTAAAAAATATTGATAATGTTTTAATCAAACCAATGCAACCGATGCCAAAAGATCCAGCGTTAGAACATATTGATGCTTTAGGTGGCAAACAGTTTCAAGCATTTCCAGGTCAAGACCACAGAGCACATATCACAGCTCACTTAAATTTCATGGCAACAAACATTGCAAGAAATAATCCAATGGTTATGGCAAGTTTAGAAAAAAATATTTTTGAACATATTAGTTTAATGGCTCAAGAACAAATTGAATTAGAATTTAGAGATGAGTTAGTACAACTTCAACAGATGCAAATGATGATGCAACAAAATCCACAAATGGCACAACAGATGCAAAATCAAATGATGATGCTTCAACAAAGAATTGAAGCTAGAAAAGCACAGTTGATTGCAGAGATGATGGAAGAATTTATGAATGAAGAGAAAAAAATTACTTCACAATTTGATAATGATCCAATTGCTAAACTAAGAGCAAGAGAACTAGATCTTAGAGCACAAGAAAATGCTAGAAAAGAAAAAGAATCTCAAGATAGAATGGATCTTGATAAGATGAAAGCAATGATGAATCAAGCAAATCAAGATGAAAAACTTGAACAGAACGAAGAATTAGCAAAATTAAGAGCTGATACATCAATTGAAAAGACAATTTTATCAAAAACTATTCCAAGTACGGAATCAATGATAAAAAATGGGGCTCCAACAATGCCAAATGTTAAAATTTTTAGAGGTGGGAATGAATAAAGCACAGAAAAAAATTAAAAAAGTAATGAAAGAGTTTAAAAAAGGTAAATTACCTATTGGACAATCAAAGAAAAAAGTAAAATCTAAAAAACAAGCGATTGCAATCGCACTTTCTGAAGCAGGTAAGAGTAAAAAGAAGAGGTAATTATGTTTCCTTGGTCAATAATTGGTACTGCACTTAAAACTGGCGCTGAAATTTACAAGAATAAGAAAAAATCTGAAATTATAATGTCAGAAGCACAGATTGTGCATGCTGAAAAGATGAAAAAAGGTGAAATAGAGTTTACCGGACAAATTGCTAAGAATCAAAAAGGCGACTGGAAGGACGAATTTGTACTTTTAGTATTGACATCCCCTCTGGCTATTTTATTCTACTCCGTATTTGCTGAAGATGAAGAGATACAAGCTAAATTAGATTTATATTTTATGAAACTTCAGGAAATGCCATGGTGGATAGTTTCATTATGGGTTAGCGTTGTGGCAGCAATTTATGGTATAAAGGCTACAGATTTAATTAAGACTAACGGAGGAAAAAAATGAAAAAGATGAAAACAAAAAAGAAAAAATCTTTTCCTGACATGTCAGGAGATGGTAAAGTAACTAAAAAAGATATCTTAATGGCAAGAGGTGTTATTAAGAAGAAGAAAAAAGGTAAAAGATAATGGGAATAGAAAATATAAAAGGAGCTAGATCAGATAAAAAATCTGATAAAGCATATAAAAACAAAACTTTAAAATCTTTAAGAGATAAAAAAGTAGGTGACCTTAGTGAATCTAACGATGATATTCCTACAAGAATGTCTAGGGAAGAAGATATGTCTCCAATACTTAAAAAATTTAAATCTGGTGGAAGAGTAGATCTTAAAGGCGGTGGATGTGCTCAAATAAAAGGTTTTGGAAAAGCTAGAAGACCTAAGAAATAATAATGTTGAGAAAAAAATTACAAAAAGGTAGTAAAAAAATTTTTAATCAACTTGAATCAAAAGTACCTTTTAAAAAAGGTCATAAGGTAAAATACGATTCACCAATTAGTAAACTTGTGAGGAAAAATGGCAAAACTATGCCCAAGAGGAAAAGCAGCAGCAAAGCGAAAGTTTAAAGTTTATCCATCTGCATATGCAAACATGTATGCTTCAGCTGTATGTTCTGGTAAAGTAACACCAGGTGGTAAAAAAAAGAAAAAGGCTAAGAAGAAAAAATAATGGCTCAAAACGGTTTAAGAAAATGGGTATCTGAGAAATGGGTTGATATTGGTGCACCTAAGAAAAAAGGTAAATACCAACCATGTGGAAGAAGCAAAGGATCTAAGAGAGCATATCCAAAATGTGTTCCACTTGCAAAAGCAAGATCAATGTCTTCATCACAAAAAGCTTCTGCAGTAAAAAGAAAAAGAGCTGCAGGTAATACAGGACCTAAACCAAAAAACGTTAAAACATTTGCGAGGAAAAAATAATGGCATCACCAGCATGGCAAAGAAAAGAAGGTAAATCTAAATCAGGTGGATTAAATAAAAAAGGCGTTGCATCTTATAGAAGAGCAAATCCTGGATCAAAATTAAAAACAGCAGTTACTACTAAACCATCAAAATTAAAACCTGGATCAAAAGCTGCAAAACGTAGAAAGAGTTTTTGCGCGAGAATGTCTGGAATGAAGAAAAGATTGACTTCTGCTAAGACTGCAAGAGACCCTAATTCAAGAATTAATAAATCTTTAAGAAAGTGGAATTGCTAATGGCTGGTATAGAAGATTTAAAAAAAGGTATGTCTAAAATAGCGGATGATGAATATTATGCTAGTTTACAAAAATTTTTAGAAAGAGACCCTGGAGCAAGAGAGTATCTCAATCCAGATGATATTACATATCCTGCTATGGATAAATCAGCAAATTACAATTATAAAGGATTTCAACTTAGAACTAAAGATCCTGAATTTGTAGAAGAATATATGGAACAGAGAGACATAGATAAAATCTATTCTCCTAAATCTACTTACATGGAAAAAATAAAAAAAGGAAAATATCCAGTTGCAATTTTAGAGGAACCAGTAAAAACAGGAAATGAACCAGGAGATTTATTTAAAATTTCTACCATACTTCATGAAGCAAGACATAAAATTATGATGGAACCAAAATTCAAAGATATAATTAATAAATACGGTATAGAAGAAGAAACCTTTGTAAGATTT